ATTTTGCAAATGTGAATACACTTTTATTTATCGCATGTATTTATTGCGAATCAGCAACATTCTCATAATGTAACGTTACTACTCTAATTGGGTAGTTCATACCCTCTGATTGTCAGTCGTAAGTTGTATGATGTTACTAAGATATTTGATAGTGTTTTACTAACTAATAAAAATCACACAAAATAAAACTATGAAAGTCCCGTTTCTTTGGGACCTAATAAATTAAATTAAAACAAACAAAACACAAAAACATTAACGTCCAGGTTTCGTTCTGGACAATAAAAATAAAATCTTAATATGAAAATACTTTAATTAGTATCTAGATATTAGTGTTGGCAGTGCACCCAGTAAAGAGTGCCGTGCCTCTTCATGAATTCATTAGTTAATTTTAAATTGAAACAGTAAATCGCGTTTCAGTCACTGACACTTTTTAAGTCCCTGAATTCCTAAGGTAAATGGAATCTAAACTTAACCACACTAACGTGTGCGTGCTTGTTATACTCGGTTCGTGTCTGTGGATGTCTACTATGAAGCTGTGAATAATTGAGAAGGATAATATCACGGAAATCAACATTCTGACGCTGTGCGAAGAACTACCCGCAGAAGATCCAAAGTCCGGGATCCCTGCGTAAAAACCAGGCATTTTACCAAACACAAATTAAGCAAACTGAAATGATCAAAACTACAGATTTATTCGATTACGCCAAACAGCACAAGAGCTCTGAAGCTCACCAAATTGAAATCGCTTTGCTTACCGCTATGCTTGTTAAACACAACATAGTTAGCTCACTAGAAACCTTTAAGGAGAGAAATACTATATATTCTACTCCTGGGTTTTTAAACTACAGTTCTGATTACGTATTTTGTGATCATGACGACATACAAATGGGTAATACAGATACCCTACAAATGCCACTCGACTTATTTGTTACTGAACGAATTAAGATTGTTTCTTACACTATTAAGCTCCGCCCTATATTTAAGGGAGGTTATTATATTAGAATCAATCGTAAGTTCACCAGTGATGAAAAAGATGTAGGTGGTAACACCATCATTTGGCACACGCTCAATTATCCTTTCCCTATAGCTTACGCTAAACCGGAAGTCGTAGAATATTTTTCTACCTGGGAATTAAAGTTTGAAGCAGCTGTTATGCAAATGGGTCAGGTTTTAGCCACAATGACCAATGTAAACACTGCAGCTCTTTCACTCAATAATGCTTCTAATAGGATATCTAAAACTTTCTCTGCTGAGAATTTACAAGAAATTTTAAAGAATGCTATGAGTGGTGCCACTGGAAAACTCGTCCAACATTTGGAATTAGCTCTTATCGTAGGCAGTTGTGCCTTTGCTATTAGATATTATTACTTAAGGAAGAGTGGAGACCTTAAACTGGCTCTCTTCGGAGCCGCGGTTGTCACTCTAATGGAAGGACCAAATATTGTCAATAGTATATTAGAGTTTTTCACTCCATCTGATGTTCCTCAAATGCAAACTGGTATTCCGGATCTTTCACAAGGTCTAGAATCCATTTTTGCTCCTATATTTGATATCCCGAAAGCTACTTGGAGCAAAATCTACATGTCTGTTGCTTCTTTTGACAGATTTAAGTGTGGATTAGCTTCCATAGTCACGTTCATCACAGGAATCTTGAATGGTTTATGTGAATACGTGTTCAACGCTCGTCCAATTTCCGATACTCTAGTCATGGCTCCTTTTACCACTGATGAAATATTGAAATTATGTAACGAAATTGATGAATTCGGTGCTCAAGTTGACTCCGGAGAACTACCAGCAAATATGACCACTTATGCTAAAGTTCTCGGATTGAGGGAAGCCTGTGACAGACTTCTGGTTAACCAGAAAACTAACGCTGCTATTAGTGTTTTATCTAGTAGACAGAGGACTTTGAAAGCTCTTAATGACAAGTTGTTATTTTTACGACCTGGCATTGCAGAAGAAAGAGTTGAACCAGTTGCAGTCCTTTTCCAAGGAGCGCCTGGTACCACAAAGTCTAAATGGATGAATAAGTTAGGATCAGCTCTCTCTAGTAATGGAGAAGCTGCTTATCCTCGTAATTTTACCGCTGACTATTGGGAAGGCTATGTAGCTCAATCAGTAGTCACTCTTGATGATTTTGGACAGCAACGAGATGTAGCTGGAAAAGATAGATCAGAGTATGCCGAATTTATAGCAATGGTAACATCAGCGCCTTATCTGCTGAATATCGCTGCTGTTGAGGGAAAAGGTAGAACTTATTTTAAAGCTAAATACGTGTTAGCTACAAGCAACATGCGTGAATTTAGTTTACAGTCCATAGTAGATTCTGGCGCAGTCATTAGACGCTTTGAAGGTAATGTTTTTCGAGTTGTACCTAAAGAATGGGAGCGATCTAATAAAGT